CGTCAATATTCGCTTTTTCGATAACGACTCGCGCCGGGACATCCAAGGCAAGTGGTGGGCGGACCCGACGCGCGACGCTGTCGTTTATGATGGCATGGTAGTGTGGAAGAACGCGAAGCTCGATGCGGACTGCTCGCACGTCAATGGCGCCGCCATTCAAGACGACCGGCTGGTTTACGTAACAGCGGTCTCCAACAGCCGTCTAGCGCATGAGTGGCGCCAGAAGACCGAAAACGGTGGTGTCGTATTTGATGTGGAGGGAAAGGTGATCCTCGGCGGTCTATCGATGCCACACTCACCGCGCATCTATGGCGATGACCTGTTGTTCTGCGAATCGGGCTACGGTGCTTTGCGGTCATTGGAGCATGGGTTTATCGCAGAGTTGCCAGGCTTTACGCGCGGGCTGCTGATAGCCGGCGACACTGCTTTTGTGGGGTTATCCGCGATGCGATACGACGATGACTTCACACGCAATCTTCCGCTACGCGGATGGGTGCCGGAACCGGTCTGTGGGATTGCTGAAGTCGACATCGCAACGGGCGATTACTCAGTTACGCCGATCTTGAACGAAACCGAAATCCTAGACATCTACTAATCCTTCGGTAACCAGACATGACCATCTTGAACAAGCCAACGTCTTCACTTACCGAAGCCTTCTGCGGGTGCTATCGCGGGCGCATCGACGTGACGGTGCCCTACGTCGAGCCGGAGGGTGGGAACACGCAAGGTGAGTCATGGCTTGTAGCTGTGTCCGGATTGGCGGATGCGTCTTGGGCGGCGGTAGGTGTCGCTGGCAACATCGCAATCGATGACGTGCTGTTCTGGGAAGGCACAAAGTTTGTACTTATCAAGACTGGACTGAGTGGTAGTGCTGGCACGACCGGTTGTGAAACCGCAGTAGGCGAGGTTGCCCCTCCGACCGTTTGCAACGGACGCTTTTGGATTCAGACGTTCCCGCCGGACGCCAACATCTGGTTGAACGTCTACGTTGACAGCACGTGGGTCACTCTGCAACAGATCGACCAGAACGGCAGGTTGGACCCGGCGTTCCTCGCTTTCATGCCAGCTACTTATCGCGGGCGAGTAGATGTCACGCAACCCTTCGCCATAACCGAGTCCACCGACGGCGAGTTTTGGTTTGTCGACACGGACGGACTCGCCGATCCATCTTGGGCAGCGGTAGGCATCAGTGGCGATCTCACCGCAAACACGCTGCTCATTTGGGATGGCGCAGTCTTCATCCCAGCAGCGGGCGGCGGTGCTGGTACTCCTGGTCCGGAAGGACCGGAAGGCCCGGCTGGCGCGGCTGCAACGATCACAGCAGGCACGACCACGACAGGCGCCGCTGGTAGCGATGCCGACGTCACCAATAGTGGTACCAGCTCAGCAGCGGTTTTCGACTTTACGATTCCTCGGGGCAACACTGGCGCGAAGGGAGATCCAGGCGATCCCGGTGCTGCTGCTACGATCACGGCAGGTACGACCACGACAGGACTCCCTGGCACTGACGCTGCCGTCACCAATAGCGGTACGTCTGCTGCGGCTGTCTTCGATTTTACGATTCCTCGTGGTGACAAGGGCGACCCTGGTTCTGGTGTCACTATCATCGGTACGGATACCTACACCAATATCATCGCAATCGGCGATGCGAACCCAGGCGACATGTGGATAGTTAGCGCAGACAGCCCACCGGACGCGCTGGAGGGAGACGGACTGGTCTGGGATGGGGCGCAGTGGAACAACGTCGGACCTATTCGCGGTCCGGAGGGACCAATAGGACCAGAAGGCTCAGAGGGTCCAGAGGGTCCAGAGGGTCCAGAGGGTCCAGAGGGTCCAGAGGGTCCAGAAGGCCCTGCTGGCGTGGCTGCAACGATCGCGGTAGGCACCACCGTTACAGGCGCGGCTGGTAGCGATGCAGCTGTCTCGAACAGTGGCACCAGCGCGGCGGCGGTCTTCGACTTCACTATTCCTCGTGGAGATGACGGCGCCGCCGGTGTTAAAGGCGATACCGGCACGGCGGCTACGATCGCGGTTGGCAATACAAACACGGGTATCGCGGGGTCTGATGCGTCCGTTACCAATAGCGGCACAAGTTCCGCCGCCGTCTTCAATTTTACAATTCCTCGCGGGCAGACGGGTGACAAGGGCGATGATGGCGACGCTGGACCTGCTGGTAGCGCAGCGACTATCACGGTAGGCACGACCACGACAGGCGCCGCTGGTAGCGATGCAGCTGTCTCGAATAGTGGCACCAGTGCGGCTGCAGTCTTTAACTTCACGATCCCTCGCGGTAATACCGGTGCGAAAGGCGACAAGGGCGATGCTGGTTCCGGCGTGACGATCGTAGGAACAGACACCTACGATAACATCATCGCTGTAGTAGACCCGACCGTTGGTGACATGTGGATCGTCAGCGCAGACAGCCCGCCAGACGCGATGGAGGGTGACGGTATCGTGTGGGACGGTGCGCAGTGGAACAACGTTGGACCGATCCGTGGACCAGAAGGTCCAAAAGGTCCAGAAGGTCCAACTGGACCTCGCGTAACTCTTAAAGGTTCGGACACCTATGCCAACATCATTGCGATCACGGACGCCAATACGGGCGACCTGTGGCTCGCCAGCGAGGATAGCCCTGGTGATTCTGTGTTGCTAGGAGATGGTATCTCCTGGAACGGCACTGCGTGGATAAACGTTGGCCCTGTACGTGGTCCTGCCGGTCCTGCTGGTGCTGACGGTGCTGACGGGTCTGACGGGTCTGACGGAACAGCCGCCACCATTGTAGTAGGGACAACCACAACGGGGTCACCCGGCAGTGATGCAGCGGTCACGAATGCGGGAACCTCTACATCCGCCGTCTTCAATTTCGTAATCCCACGTGGAGCTGTTGGCGCAAAAGGCGATCCTGGTGATGATGGGCAGACTGGACCGGAAGGTCCGGAAGGTCCGGAAGGTCCGGAAGGTCCTGAAGGTCCCGAAGGCGCCGAAGGTGCGGCGGCAACGATCACAGCGGGCACTACTACCACAGGCATTGCAGGAAGCGATGCAGCGGTATCCAACAGTGGCACCAGCGCGGCGGCAGTTTTCGACTTCACCATACCTCGCGGCGATAAGGGCGACACAGGTGACGCGGGTGTTAAAGGCGACCAAGGTGATGCTGGACCTGCTGGTAGCGCAGCGACGATCGCGGTAGGCACGACCACGACAGGCGCCGCCGGTAGCGATGCGGCGGTAGCGAATAGCGGCACCAGCGCGGCGGCAGTCTTCAACTTCACGATTCCGCGCGGCAACACGGGTGCGAAAGGTGATAAGGGTGACGCCGGCTCAGGTGTGACAATCGTAGGCACGGACACCTATGCGAACATCATTGCTACCGCTGACCCGGCGGTTGGTGATATGTGGATCGTCAGCGTAGATAGCCCGCCGGACGCTTTAGCTGGTGACGGTTTGGTGTGGGACGGTGCGCAGTGGAACAACGTCGGACCGATCCGTGGCCCAGAAGGTCCAGAAGGTCCAGAAGGTCCAACTGGACCTCGCGTAACCCTTAAAGGCTCGGACACCTACGCCAACATCATTGCGATCACGGACGCCAATACCGGCGACCTATGGCTCGCAAGTGAAGATAGCCCAGGTGACTCTGTCTTGCTAGGAGACGGTATCTCTTGGAACGGGACTGCGTGGATAAATGTTGGCCCTGTACGTGGTCCTGCTGGACCAGTCGGTCCAGCTGGTACTGCCGCAACGATTACGGCGGGCACGACCACCACGGGCGCCGCAGGCACCGATGCGGCAGTGTCGAACAGCGGTACCAGTGCAGCGGCAGTCTTTGATTTCACCATCCCACAGGGTGATCCGGGGTCTGCTGGTCCAGCCGGTGCCGATGGCGATGATGGCGCGAGCATCACCCTGAAAGGCACGGACACCTACGACAACATCACTGCCATAGTTGATGCAGACCTAGGTGACCTCTGGATCGTCAGTGTTACGGATGGCAACGCCAATGAAGGCGACGGGCTCTCGTGGAACGGTACGGCGTGGATCAATATTGGACCATTCCGTGGCCCGCAAGGCGGGGTCGGCCCGACTGGACCGGCTGGCTCTCCAGGACTTGTGTGGCGTGGTGCGTGGGCAACGTCAGTCGTCTATGAGGTCAACGATGTTGTGTCACATAACGGGTCTTCTTGGACTTGCATTGTCGCCAACACTGGGGCAGCGGGCGGAAACGAGCCGGAAGACGGCGCAACCGAGTGGGAGATTCTGGCCCAGAAAGGCGCGGACGGCACGGGCGGTGGGGGCGGGGTCGGCGTTGAGACCGTCGTCTCTATTGTTGACGCTACTGGCGATGTGACTATCGATCTGGATGTTGCCCTGCAATATCGTATTAGCCAGGCTGATGCCGTTAACGTGATTCTACCGGACCCGACCGACACGGACGCCGGTGTGTCTCTTGTGGTGATCGTGGTACCGAACAACTTTGCCACCACGATCACCGGCAACGCAGTCTGGATGACACCGACTGGCGACCCACCACCGTTCAACATTGATCCTGGTCGGCGCAACATCGTCACCGCTATTTGGGATGTTGTTGAACTGGAGTGGCTCCTCATGTACCCGGCGCGAGAATTGTAATGCTAGGTTATTTTCAAGCTACGATGCTTCGTACCGACGTGGATGCGTCTACGGGCGGTCGCGGATTCCTGCTCGGCGGCGCCGAACTTGGACCACAGACGACTATGCGGACGCTGGAAAACATGTTTGCTATTCGGTTGTTAGAAACGCCGTACCGGTGCTACGTCAATCGTATAGTGGCGCAGATCGACGATTTGTCCGCCGGTACAGAAGAAGGAGTGCGTTACTGCGGTGGCATTCTGACTGACGCAACTGGGAATACGATTCTAGAACAAACTGAGGTGAAGTTAATTCGCCGGTCTTTTCAGCGTACAGACTTCGTACTAGAACGTCCTGTCTTGCTAGACGCAGCGGTTCGATTTCGTGCAATGGTTATCGCTGACCTGGGTACGAGTGCGCCGCGTATTGCTCGATGTGACAATGTCCCAGGCATGTTGGGGCAGACCACTGTAGCAGATGCTTCAAATGCTCCTGTTCCTCCGCCTGGTGTGTGGGCTCCAGTAGCCAACGCTAAGACTTCGACGAATCTAAACCCTGACGAAGACTGCCCTATGATAGCTGTTTTGATCAATAGAGCACCGGATTGAATTTGGCAATACTGCCGATTAACCGTCCCGCTTGGCGACATTTACCTGACGAGGTACGATCTCATGAAGCGTTTTTCTACCATTATCCTGCGCTGCACAAGCCGGAGTGTTGTGCTACACGCCGCAGGTCTAGGTTGACTGCGGTCACGACTGGTAAAGCCCCCACAATGGTCCGCCGAGCGGCGGGCACAAATGCAGGAGATTTAGATGAACGTAAAATCTACCGTAACCAACGCATCCGTAGCCCTAGAGTGGGATTACACTGACGAAACCTACATCGATGGTTTTCGCATCTACGCCGACAACGAGCTGCGCTTGACCATCATGGACACCGCAAAGCGCAGCGTACCACTCGCCGACCTCGGGCTGAGCGTGGGTGTTCACATGCTCGTGGTCAAAGCATTCAACGTGGTCGGCGAGTCACATGTGAGTAATCAAGTATTCCTCACCATCGTCGACGAGGAACCGGCTCCACCCACCAACTTTCGTGTCGCCTTTTAAGCGATTCTTTCAATTATTCAAGAGACAACGATAATGGCGGCACCTAATTCCTACACGCCCAATCTCGGGCGGGTAGTGACCGAATTCATCAAGCCGAAGCGGGACGTGAACACCGTGTTCATCCACTGTACCGCGACTGATAACCCAACGTTTGATGCAAAGGCTTGCCACAACCTTCACGTCGATAGTAACGGCTGGAGCGCGATTGGCTACCACATGATCATCACCAGCGATGGGTACAAAGACGGCGTTCAGATTCAATACGGACGTGACCTGGAGAGAACCCCGGCATCCCAATCGGGCTACAACGAGGGTACTATCGCCATTTCGTTGAATGGTCTGACTCTGAGCAAGTTCGGTCCGAACCAGCTTGACCAGCTTCGCTGGATTTGCGGCGAGATCAACAGTGCCTACGGTGGCAGGATGGAGTTTCGCGGGCACCGCGAAGTTTCCGCTAAAGAATGCCCCGTCATTGACTACCGCAAAGAACTCGGCCTCGATTCCGCTGGCTTCATGACTGGCGCCGCAGCACCGGGCGAGCCGCCGAAATCGCACATCCCAATGGTCGACATCATGGTCGCCGCCGCCCAGATCGGTTTGCACGATCATCATCCGCATGTGATCGTCTTGCGCGCACTTCTGGTACGCTACGGTGCTAGCAAAGACGCCCTCTTCCCGATCCGCGATAAGGAGTACCTGATGAAGTTCGACGACATCGTAAACGACGCCACCAAAGGCTTTCAGCGCGAGCAAGGTCTCGTTGATGACGGCATTGTTGGGCGTTCCACATGGGAGCGACTCCTTGATGTCGGTGATGACTAAAATGTTGTTCCCGGTCGGGCTCGCTGCCGCCATCGGGCTGTTCGCGTTGAGCAGCCAGGCTTGGCCTGAACTGGTCAAGCTGAAGGTGTGCGACGCCGTGTCCAACGAAACACTTGCACAGCTGTACGGCAGCGAGGCACTGAAAACGTCCGGGCGCTATTTTTGGGTCAATCCTGAAGACATCCAGCTGATGGTTCCGTCGGAGAATAAGGGATGCACTCGCGTCAATCTATCCAACGGTCGTCAACTGAAGGTGCAAGGCTCCCCGGATTTTGTTTATTGCGAGATGTATCACAGCCCACTGTGTAAGAGTGAACAACCATGATGAAATACAAACTCATTTGTGAGACCGGAACAGCGCGTGTCGTCCTGACTACCGCTAAAGGCGCCGAGGTTCTACAGGCCGGTTCCTCCGTTGAAAAGGAGGTCGATGACGAGAAGAAGGGCGGCACTTTGCAAGGCGCCTTCGGTATCGGCTCCATGCCCAACCAGGACGCGATGGTCGGCATCACTCCACTGAGCGGCGACATGGTGGTCAGGGAGTACAAGGAAGTCAACCACTTCCTTTATCCGGAAGCCGAGGACTACGAGGACCACGTTGTCGAAGTAGGTGAGACCCTGGTGACACCGGCTATTCAGTCGAACGCCATCACGCTGGTTCCTTTGCGCCACAGCGACGAAGTCGTCGCGCGTCGTTAAGTTCAATGCCTGGTCTGCGCCGTCCGACATTCTGTGGTGGTCTGGTCGTGCGTAGCGTAGACCGGGCGCCAAAATTCTAGTGGGGTTCTGGTGATGCCAATTTCAATCTGTTTTCGTGGTCAACGCGCGGACCTTTCCAGAATTCCGCTGTATCTGATCGTTCGCACGCCACCGGAGATGGACGACGTTGTCGTCAACCGACTGACCCGACAGGTGGTGACGCTTCCGAGTCTTCAAGACGCGATGCTCCTCGAGGGCTACGCTGTCCAGCAGGGCGAGATGGACGACATGGTTAACTACCCTCTCTGGGAGATGCAGAACGAGGGTATCTGGTCCGATAACGGACCGCTGCGAGGACCGGATATCTTCAGCCGTCGCCCGTTCATCATGTCCGTTACGGTGACAGGTGGCGACTTGAGTTTCCAGTGGCCGAATCGTCAAGGGTGGTTCTACGCCCTCATCACCTGGGGCGACGGCAGCGATTCTGAGTTCCATAAGGAAGCGATTCCAGCCCACACGTTCCCAGCCCCCGGAACGTACCAGGTCAGCATTACCGGCAATCTCCCCGGACCGAACTTCGATGGGGGCGGAGACCGCCTGAAGGTCGTTGAGATCCACCAATGGGGCGAGTGCATTCGGGACTCGTGGAGCAATGGGTTGAGAGGCTGCTCCAACTTAATCGTCAGTGCCACCGATCCGCTGGCTCATGCAACGGACATCTCTTCGATGTTCCAAGACTGCTCGTTGGCAAATCCGCAAGCAGGCAACTGGGACACGAGCACCGTCTTGGATATGGACTATGCGTTCATGAACGCTACGGCATTTAACCAAGATCTGTCCGGCTGGTGTGTGTCGAACATCGCTGTAGAGCCGACTGATTTCGCCACCGGGTCCGCCCTGCAGGCGCAGAACTTCCCCGTCTGGGGAACTTGCCCGTAACCGGAAACCGCCATGCTAGAACTCGTGAGAGTCGACCTCGTCGTGCTACCGACCCAGATGCTGCCGGAGGTCAAGGCGCACTGCAGGGTGGAGTTCACCCGCGACGACGAGTACTTGACCAACGCAACAGCGCGGGCTATCGCGGAGGTCGAGACGCTGACCAACCTCAGCATCAACCCGTCCACATGGAAGTGGGACACCACGGACGAGCGATGGGAGAACGCGCAGACCGGGCACGTCCCGAAGATGCCGGTGCGCAGCGTCTACCAGATCGATGCCGTCGGCGGCAAGCAGATCGTCAAGCTGGACTACTTCGGGTTCGAGGCGGCCTTGCCGTCCGACAACCGCCGGGGCGTCTTCTACATCGAAGCCGGCTATGAGAAGGCAGCGGACGTCACCCCCGCTGTCATCAATCCGATCCTGATGCGCGCCGCGACGCTCTACGAGTACCGCGAGTCGCTCCAGACGGGCAGCTACTCAGAACTGCCCGACATGTCCGAGCGGGTGCTCAGCGGTCTGTGGAGGCCTTCGGTTTGAAAGCGGGACGGCTTCGCTATCGCGTTCTCATCGAACGCCCGATCCGATCTGTCGATACCTACGGCGCGCCGACCAAGGTCTGGGAGACCGTCGCGGAAGTGCCCGCCGACATCAGCTACGTCAGCGGTCGGGAGTTCACGGCGGGCGAGCGTGACTTGGCGGAGGCGACCATGCGCGTCTACGTACGCATCGACCCGACGATCGCCCTGGACCCGTCCATGCGGCTGACCAACGTGGACAACCTAGCCGAGTTCGACATCGTCGCCGTACTGCCCGACCGCACCGACACGATGGCGACGCTGGTGTGTAAGAGTGGTTCGAGAAACTCATGAGCACCGAAACCGAGATCATCGCCGCCATGAACGCCGCCGTTGCGCCAGCACCGGTCTACCGCCTGCACGCGCCACAGCTCGATGACGACCACCCCTCGCAGGTCCCGTTGGTCGTGTTCACGCGTGAGCTGTACGACGACCAGCAGTTCCAGGCGTTCTGCGTCACCGCTAGCGGGCAGACCCTGAATGCGTCCTACCTGATCGACTGTCTTGCCTACGATTACGCGGAGGCGAGGCGTATGATGGCGGACATCATCGCAGGCTTCGAGCCGCTAAACATGATGCCGGAATCGGTGTTCGAAGATTGGGAACCGACGACCAGGGTGTACCGGGTTAGCGGCTCCTTCACACTGTGGGAAACGGGCGCCCTTTCAGCCCCTTAAGTCAGCCTGGAGATCAATCAAATGGCAGCTTTTTCGACTCGTGGTCTCAAGACCTATCTACTCCACAAAGATGTCACCGTGGCGGCTGACCCCATCACGCTGACCGTCGGCAAGCCCGCGTCTATCGCCCCCGCCCCAGCGGAAGGCTCAATCGTCAAAGTCACCGGCACGGGGCTCGGCTCCATCGACAACCGGGTATTCAAGGTCGGCGCAACGGGGCAGCTACTCGGGTCCAACACGACCCACGAGACCGCGTCCCCGACGGCGGGCAGCGCTTACGAGTACAGCCCATCGACCGACTTTGCCGGGTTCTGCATCAACAGCCTGGCCCGTGACGTGCCCGCTGGTGATACGATCTCGACCGCCACTTTCTGTAACCCTGACGCCCAGGTCGCGGGTGCTCCTGCAGGTGCGGGTACACTGACCTGGGGTGGTCCGATCGACTTCTGCGATGCCGGCTTCCAGGAGATGCAGGATTGGCTGGACTACGGCGGCGAGGCGATCTTCTACGTCGAGTTCCCGAATGACGCCGGCAGCATGTCGATCCCCATCGAGATCAACAGCTACAGCGAGTCGTTCGAGCTGAACGCTGCCGGCACCTGGACCGGTGGTGCGGTTGTGAAAGCGAAGCCGAGCTACGCCCCGAACTGCCCGTAACCTACAGCGCAAGTTGCGCTCAACCATGAGCGAGCCGCCGGCGGACGCGCCGATCGGCTTTTTGGAGCATAAAAATGTACAAAATCAAAAAGATAACCTTCGACCTTCCTGACCTCGGCAAAGTCGTCGAGCTGGTGGAGCTGAACGCCGATCAGTTTTTCGACGCCAACGAGCAATCGGCGGCAGCGGGCGGCGGGCGGGCTTCACAGTTCGTGTGGCTGAGCTGGATGTTGTGGGTGGATGGGCAACAGTTCTCGGCGGAGGAGATCCGCTCGTGGGGCGCCAGCGTGACCGTGCCGATGCTGACGCGCATGACGGAGCTGTTCCCGAAGACCTTCCTCGAGGACGTCGAGGAGTTGGAGGAAGAAGCCGCCCTGACAGGCGAGGAGCCTGACCCAAACGTCTAAACCCCAGCGAGGAGTTCTTGCACTATCTCGGCTGGGAACTGAAGATGCTGGTCTGCGATCTCGTGGAGATGCCGATCAGTGAGTACTACCGGTGGGCGGCTTTCATGAAAGAGAAGACCAGGCGCGAAAGTGGGGAAGCCGAAATCGGTGAAGGCGCCGGGCGGATCTCGCCAGAGGACTTCGCCCGCCGGTTCGGCGCGGACGTCTAGTGAATCGCAAGCCCCTATCGAATAAGGACTTCGCGACCGCGAAGGCATTCCAGCGGGCGTTTTTCGACGGCGAGACCGCCTACAATTGGTTCCAGGACAGCGGGCGCGAGGTCGTCTACGAAGACGTGAAGTCCATTGAGGACGGACTCCCGGACACCATGAGTGGCGTCATCGGTAACAAGCGGGTCGACAACGCGCCACGACTCCAGGTAGCCAAACTGTTCCGCCTGAACATGCCCGTGGGCAAGATCGCGTACATGGCGCGTCCTGGCGCTGCGGAGGACGTTAACGTCCGGGTGCAGGCCGAGGCGATCATGCGGTTCCTCAAGGTCGCGAGCCCCCCGTCGAGCGGAGAGCAGAAGCGGAACAACCCGTACCGCTACCGGGAGTGCTTCCGCTACGTCATCGGCGACCAGGCGTACATCACGCTGCCGTCGTCCGCCGATTTCACCGTGGTCGGTATCGCCAACGTGGCGCCGCACGCCTCCACGCTGGAGAACCCTGGCTGGGCGAGGCCATACAATAGGGCATGGCCCACGATCTCCAAGCAGGCCAAGGGGCGCTACGACGTCGCTTTCGGCTACCTTGGCAGCTCCAGCCTCAAGATGATCCGCAAGGGCGCCTATGACCACCTAGGTGTGGGGGTCTACACCCCGTGGGGCGTATTCCTGCGTCGATCGGATGTCGGTCAGACTGGCCCCCGCCCCTACGCGGTGCCCATCATCTGGGTTGGACCACTGAATAGCATGAGCCGCACGGGCAAACTCTACGCGAAGCACCGCACCAAGCGCCGGAAGAAGTTCGCCGGCGGCGGCAAAAGGTAACAGACCATGGCAAAGACACAACGCGTCATTCGCTACATCGAAGTCAAGGCTGATACCAAAGACTTCATCGATCAGCTCAACAAGATCGACAAGTCGACGGCGGCAGCGGCGGCGGAGCTTACCAAGCTCAACAAGGCGACGGCGTCGGTGGAGAGGTCCGCAAAAGCGACGGCATCGTCCCTGGCCCGGTTTGAAGCGAGCGTCGCCAAAGCATCCCGGGCGATCAAGGGCTTCGGCATCATCTTCCTTGTCACGCAACTCTACCGGGCAGCGGAAGCCGCCGTGCGCTTCGCGGTATCCATGGCGCAGGCGACCGAGCAACTGACCCTGATGCAGACCAGGCTCTCCCGCTTGGGCACGGGGGCGGGTGCGTCGAACTTGTCGCGGACAGCGGACCTTGCCGACAAGCTCGGACTGTCGCTGGCGGACGCCGCCGACAACGTGGGTCTGCTCTCGCCTGCGTTCGAGCGTGTCGGTGGGACGTTCGGGCAGGTCGCCACTTTCGCTGAGAACCTAACGCAATCCCTGCGCGTCTTCGGCACGGACGCCCGGCGCGCGCAGATCGTGACGGTTCAGCTGGCGCAAGCACTCGGGTCCGGGAACCTGGCTGGTGATGAGCTGCGGTCTCTCAATGAGAACGCCGGCGGGCTCGGGCTCCAGCTCGAAAAAGCTGTGCAGGAGATCTTGAACACGACCGACGGCATCAAGGAACTCGGGTCAGCGGGCAAGCTGACATCTGAAGTCGTCATGAAGGCGTTCGACAAGGTCTTCAAGAACCTTGAGAAGAGCATAAACGCCCTGCCCCCGCTGTTGTCGCAGGCTGCCAAGCGATTCGAGAACGCGTGGACGAATGCGATTTCCGCGATCGATAAGAAGCTCGGTGCTACGGAGTTCCTGACCAGGTTCTTGGAGGGCGCGACCGCTACTCTTGAGATCAACACGGTCGCTAACGCGCCCGACCTTGCCACCGTTGCGGCAGCGCCGTCATCGGTTCGTTCCGAGGCGTTCTCTCAAGCCCAGATTCAGTTGGACCAGTTGATCCCGAAAGTTCAGCAGTTGCAGGCGGAGCTGGACGTTGCCAGGGAGAAAGGCGGTAGATCGTCAAACCAGATTATCAAGAACAATACGCGCGAACTTAAGGTTCTGGAAGAGCAGATCGCTTTGCTCCAGAAGACGCAGGCGCTCATTATCTCCGTCGAGTTCGACTACTCCCGATCGCAGATTCAAGACACGATAGCGAAAGCCCGCGCAGACGCCGAAGCGGCGATGAATAAGCCGTACGGCGCGGCAGCGGTATCTTTCTTTGATGAAAATAACTTTACCGGCTACGACGAGATCATCGATAGAATCGGCAAAGTCATAAAACTGACCAAGGAAGGTGAGAAGAACCTCAGGGATTTCCTGCCGTTCATCATTCAGTCTGCGAAAGAAGCAGGCGTCGCGGTAGAGACGATGATCTCGAAGTTCAGCTTCGAGTCGGGGAACTTCACCAATTTCGACGCTGGAAAGAAAAGCAGTGCTAAGGGTCCGGCGCAGATTATCGAGGGCACTGCGAAAGATCTCGCTGAGAAATACAAGCTCAGTTACGACCTTATCCGAAACGGCGCGGACGGCTGGGTCGAGAACATAAAGGCAGGGACGCTTTACTTCGCCGAAAAAATGAAAGAGGCGAATGGGGATGTAAAAGAGGCCGTCGCCAGGTACTACCTCGGGTCAGGGAAAGTCGATAAGTACGGGATGGACTACACGACCGGGAATAACGGCGGGCTGACAGGGACCAAGTACGCGAACATGCAGTACGAGCGGTCGATCAAGCTCATGGAAGCCCTCGGCAAAGAGACCATGATGGTCGGGGCGATCCAGGAGGGCATCGACAAACAACGTGAGCAGGCTTTCCGCGATCGAGAGGCGGAGCAGGAACGCCTGCTCAAGCTGCGCGAGCGCGCCATGAGCGAGGAAGAGGTCTTCGCGGCGAAGATGAAGTCGCTGCAAGCGGACCTCGACTCCGGCGCCATCACCCCGGACGTCTACGCCGCCAACCTGCTCAAGGACATGAAACCGGTGGTGGCTTTCTATGAGGATATCAACGAACAGCAGAAGAAGCTCGATGACGCGGTTCGGGACTCCGCGCAGGCGTGGGCGGAATGGCTAGAGCAGTTCGAAGAAATCTCGCCAGAGGTAGAGAAGCTGCGCGAGGGGTATAGGATGCTGATCGCTGACCTTGATGAAGAGGTGATTACCCCCGACGAGTTCGTACGGCGCGCCGAACAACTGAGGAAGGCAGTCGGCGAATCCCTGACCGAGGTGGACAAGCTGTCTCAGGCGATTGGCGGCGAGCTGACCTCGGCATTCGGCTCGTGGATCGATTCTGCCATCGACGGCACCTTCAACCTTCGCGATGCGCTGGTCGATTTGCTGAAGGAGATCACCAAGGTGATGCTCCAGCTTGCCTTGATCAATACGCTCAAGGCCAACGGGCTCGGTGGCTTCTTCGGTGTCAGTGGAAATGCTGCGTCCGTGACGGCTACCGTGGACTCGCTGAACAAGCTCGCATCGCCGCGAGCGATCCGAGTCGATGTGCCGGAAGAGGTCTCCGTCCGGGCGGTGATGGAGCCCACGCCCTTCTCAGTGACGCCTGAGATCAACATGCCCACGGTCGACCCCGTGGTCTTCTCCGCCATCCCGGACGTTGCGCCGATGTCGGGGCTGCCGGACAGCGTTCATGTGAAAGCCATCATGGAGCCGACTGAGATCACTCCGCCGCCCGTGACACCGACCTTCGAAGCTCCCAAGGACATCCACATCGCCACCATCCTCGACCCGGTGCGGGTCTCGCCGATGCCACAGGCGGTCCACATCAACGCCGTGCTCGACCCGGTACAGGTCGCCCCGTTGCCGGCGGCGATGATGCCCCGGATGGTAGCAGCGCCGGCGCCTGAAGCGTACAGCGGACCGTCTACCTTTGCGATGCCGAGCGCCGATGCGGTCCGCTCAGGCTATCTGCGCACGCCGACCACCGTGCCCATGGCGACCATGGACACGACCGCGATGGCGGAGGCGTTCGCGAAGTCGGGGGCGACAACGTCCGCGCCGCCGGTCACGGTCAACATCACCGAGTCGAGCGATAAACAGAAGCAAGGATCGGTCTCGCAACGACAAGGGCAAGGCGGAGAATCCATCATCGATATCGTGGTTGCGCAGGTGAAGTCTTCCATGAACTCAGACATAGCCCGTGGCAGGGGCGTAGCCGCCGCGTTAGAGGCCCAGTACGGGCTCAGCCGCATACCCGGAGCTTTCTAATGGCAGTTCAATGGCCCGTAGAGTTTCCTGATGCAAGGGTCGAAGGCTGGGGACTGTCTCCCGCGCCTTTGGTCATTCGAAGCGAGATGGAGTCCGGCGCGGCGCGTGTGAGGCGCGTCTCTACCCAGCGTAATGACACCGTAGCGGCTACGTTCACTTTCGGAACACGGCAAGCTTTCGCAGACTTCCGAGCTTGGTATAGCGCAACAGCGCGCGATGGTGCCGAGTGGATTATCATGACGATCTACACCGGTATGTCCGGGGACTGCGGCACGTCGCAGCAGGTGCGCTTCATCGATGGCTGGGAGGCATCGGCGAGCGCGTCCAATATCATCGAGTTGTCCGCTAACCTTGAGGTTCGAGACTTGTGACTGACACCACACTATCGCAAGCGATCAAAGAAGCCTATGCCAGTGCCCCGGTCGATGACATCATCTACCACACGCTCGAGTTCTATCACGCGACCTTCCCCACGCCGGTCTACGTCGTGCAGGGCTTCGACAGCATCACGACAGGCAACCCTGCGGTCACCTGGACCGCCATCCCGTTTAGTCTGACGTTGCCGGAGGTAACCCCCTCGGGACCGCCGCAACTCCAGCTCTCAGTCGACAACGTCTCGCGAGACCTGATGGATGCGATCGACTCCGCCGCCGAGTCCGGGCAGCAGATCCGAGTGACCTACCGTGCCTTCCTGGCGTCGGATCTCAGTAGCGCGCAGAACGACCCTCCGCTCACCCTCAACCTGCGGTCCATCAACGTGACGCCGACGGTCATCACGGCGACCGCTTCGCTCTACAACTTCACCAACCGCAAATGGCCGCGCGGGGTCTACCGGGACGAGCAGTTCCCTGGACTGATCTAATGCACTGGGCGGTGAAGTACCTCGATCAGCAGTGGTCGCAACGGACCGACTGCTGGTGGTTCTTCCGCAAGGTGCAGATGGAGCAGTACGGCAGGATCATCCCGGAGATCGATGTTGATAGCCTGCACCTGCCGACCGTAATCCGCACGATCCGCGATCACGAGGAGCGCACCCGGTGGGCGGAGGTCCGCACTCCCATGGACGGTGACGGCGTCCTGCTCGGGCGTAGCGCCCGGCTCTCTCATGTCGGCATCTTCGTCGCGGTCGACGGCGGGAAAGTCCTGCACTGCGACCAGAAAGCTGGCACGCTACTTCAAGACCTACCAAGCCTCCGCCTCAACGGCTGGAACCACGTCCACTGGTACTCCCCATGCAACTGATCACGCAATCGAACGTCTTCAACCCGTCTGAGCGCGAGATCGTTCTGTACGATGCCGGACAGACGCTGGCGGAGCTTGCGCCAGAGACCCATCAGCCGTTCATTCTGTTCCTGAACGGCGAGGTGATCCTGCGCGAGCAGTGGGATGATCTCGTTGCGTGCGAGGACGATATCGTCCATTGCGTCTACCTGCCGGCGGGCGGTGGCGGGGGCGGGGGCAACAAGGCGGCGGGCATCGCGATCGCCGTCATCGCCATCGCGGCGGCGGTCGTTGTCGGTCCAGCGGCTTTAGCGTTTGCAGGCACTCAGCTCGGTCTCGGCTCTGCGGGCGCTGCTGCTTTCAGTTCCGCAGCCGTTGCCGCGACCACAATGGCAGGCGCCGTGCTGGTCAACGCGGTCCTGCCCCCGCCGTCGCTTCCTCGGCAGCAGCAGCAAGCCGCACTCGCGGCGCCAAGCCCGACCTATGACCTCAATGCGCAGGGCAACTACAGCCGCCTCGGGCAGGTAATCCCGGTGCAGTACGGGCGGATGAAATTCTTCCCGGACTACGGTGCGAAGCCGATTTCTGAATACACCGGGCAGGCTATGAACTTGACCGAACTATTCGTGATCGGTCGCGGATACTACGATATTGAAGAAATACAGCTGGGTGGCGTACCGGTTCAGTCAGTAGGGAATGTGTATTACTACATATACAACCCAGGCGAGACTGTCGACACTTTTCCAACTAACCGCATTTTCACGTCAGTCAATGAGTCGGGTCTTCCGTTGCCGAACGGAACGCCGACCAACGCCTATGAGACCAACCCGCCCGGGACTGTTCTGTCTGGTCGGGTCGTGCTCAATATGGTGTTCCCTAACGGGCTCTATGACATTTATGAGAGTAACTGGAATGGTGTTCCTGCTGGCGGTCTAGGCGCAGTAACCTTGGGGTGGGATATCCAAGGGCAGGGTATAGCAGACGATGGAACGGTAATAGCTGACTGGGATTTGTTGAAAAAGGTATCAGTCCGGGGGGAGACACGCGACCGGCTCGGTGTTACGCACGAGGTAGAAATACCATCTAATTGGCCTCGCGCTCGTATTCGCCTGAATTTTTTCCAGGAGACATCGAACACTTACCAGACGATGATGAATGATCTCGTTTGGGTCAGCACGACAGCTTACATCGTAGAGGACTCGGCGCAAGCTACTGCGTTCGACGACATGACAACGCTTGTTGTCAGGTCTAGCACCGGCGTTAATCAAACGTCAGCACCACAACAGAACCGGAAGGTGTCCGTCATAGCGACCCGCCGGGTGCCGATCTACGATTCGGGTAGCGGAACGTGGTCGGAACCACAAGCCACGAGAAGTGTTGCGTGGGCGTTCGCGGACGCTGTCCGCAACGGCACCTACGGCGCAGGGCTGGGCCCGAATGAGTATTCCATTGACGACGTTGTAAAGCTGGCGCAGGAAGCCCAAGGCTGGCGATTCGACGGTCGCTTCGACAATGCCACCGTGGTGTGGGAAGTCCTTACCCAGATACTCCGGGCGGCACGGGCGCAACCGTACATTCAGGGCGGCGTGCTGCGGATCGCGAAGGACCGTGACCAGACAACTCCGGTCGCGATGTTCGGTATGCGCAACATCATTAAGGATTCGTTCTCCATGGAGTTCGTCCCGCCTGGCGAAGAGACCGCTGACATTGTCGCTGTCCAGTACCTAGACGAGGATGTGTGGCTGCCGCGCGTCGTTGCTGCTGCATGGAACGCGGGAGATCCCGTTGACCCGGACGACACCGAGGTCTTGGTCGACTTGTTCGGCGTCGTGAACCGCGACTACGCCTACAACGAAGCCTACTACCTGGCGCGTGCCAACCGGTTCCGCCGCCGCCTGATCTCGTTCCGGACCGAGATGGAGGGCTTCATCCCGTCACTCGGCGATCTGATCTCGGTCAGCCACGAGCTACCCTCGTGGGGCGTATCAGGCGAGGTTGTGGGTATCGACCCGGACAACAACGCCACGTTGATCCTGAGCGAGCCGCTGGACTGGGCGTCCAACCCGACGCAGTTCCTCGTGCTTCGGCAGCGTGACGGCGTTCCGCGCAACGTGATGCAGGCTACAAGAGGCGCCACCGACTATCATGCCGTCCTCCAAGCGCCTCAGTCGTTCATCGACACGGGAACAGACCGCGAGCGCACGTATTTTGCTGCCGGCGGTACGACCGACAAGCTGGACCGATTGGCTATCGTTACGGGCGTTCGCCCGATCTCGGAGAAAGAGGTCGAGATCTCCGCCACGATCGATAGTCTGATGGTGCGTACCTTGCCGCCGGTGGACGCGCCGACTCCCCCCGGACCGCCGCCGATCCAGGAGCCGTGCCTGGCGCCGGTCGTAACCGACCTAAGTGTCTCGACCGACCGCGACTTCACAGTTCTCTACATCGCGTTCAGTGCGCCAGAGTGCGCGACGCTGTTCGACTACCAAATCGCGAACACGATCACCAGCGACCCGAATGCGATCTTGGACGAAGAGTGGGAGACGATTTTGTGGCAGGACTCCCGGCGTGGTGTGACCGTGCCGAACACCTACGGCGTCGGCGTGTGGGTGCGCGTGCGTGCCTATGGAGCCACCGTGGGTCCATGGACAGAGCCGGAAGAACTGAAGTTCGTCGCGACGCCCCCAGGCGGCGGGTACGAGCCGAAGCCGCTATTGGAGCCGCCGACGCCTGTCGACATGGATGCGACTATAGAAGGGTTCCAGTTTCGTCCATTGGCTGCTGGCCTTGAGCCTCACTGGGTGGACACAGATTCAGAATATTTGAGAGGGGTCAACGTATGGATCAATACAATAGACGACCCTGATACCGCGTGGTTTGTCGCCACTGCTACGGCTACCGTAATCGAGCAGGACGCGAACCCCGTCACTCCGGGCTTCTTCGAGGTCTATGGGCTTACCAGTAACACGACCTATTTCGTCTGGTTGCAGTCGGTCAATACAGACGGCGTGGGTGGGCTGTTCTCGGCTCCCGTTATCACTGGCACGACCTATTACACCTGGGAAGACCTTCAAGGTGAGTTAGATGAGTCGTGGTTGACCGAAGAGCTAAACGACAGAATCGATAATATCGAAGACCTAATGCAAGAGGTCGACGATATACAACAGGAGATAGAAGATTCTAACAAGTTCCTCCAAGACCAGATCGATGACCTGAACAATTCGATCGGAGATCTGGAAGGAATCAGCGACTACGACCCGGCTAGGGATTATACAGCTGGCGATCTTGTGGTCTATAACGGGTTCCTTTTCCGCGCTAATAAAGACATGACGGCGCCAGCTCCGGTGCCGGGGTCTGCTGCGGATGTCGACTCAAACTCGTGGCTCAAGCTGGGCGACTACGACTACCTAGCTAGTGACTTGACCGCGCTGACCGCAGTCGTCACGCAGAACACTTCTGATATACAAGAAAACGAAGCTGGCATTGAGGCAAACGCCAGTCAGATAACCAGCATACTCGCCAAAGTCGATGACCCAGACACGGGTAACGCTGCGCTCGGTAACGCGGTTGACGCCCTCGGTACGCGCGTCACTACGAACGAAGGTAACATCCAGGTCAACTCCGGAAAGATCACTGACATCGAGTCACTGGTCTACGATGGAGAGACTGGCAATGTCGCGTTGGCTAGCGTAACAGAACAGCTGACCACGGACGTCGCCCTGATCGACGGTGAGCTGACCGCGATGGGTGGGCGCCTCACTGTCGTCGAAGCCCAGGTTGGTTCAGGCAACCTAATTACCGACGCTAACCTTTCAACCGGGTTCAACTCGTGGACAGAAACAGGCAACACGCCAGTCACTGTGAATTTCTACAGGGACGGCTCGTACGCGCTGATTTCTGACGGCGAAGAACAAACCGCCGTTATAGCGACTAATGGTGCACAAGGTAGCGATGTAAACTCGTATGGGGAGCTTTACAGCCTATCTATACCAGTCACTCCAGGCAAACACTATTGCGCTTCTGTTTACGCGATAGGCCAGTATGCAAACGCCAGGCTTCTGATAAAATACTATTCAGCGACCAACACGTACATATTTGCGTCGGGGACTCCCTCTGCGACTAAGTCTAACCTTAACGGCAATAGGTTGGAAGACTTCGATCGCGTCTTTGTGTTCGATACAGCGCCCATTAACGCTGTTAAAGCAGTAATCGCTCTTCGCTTATATGCCACGGGGACTGACTCAACGCGAGTGGGCACCGCGAAGTTCGTTCGTCCGATGTTCAACGAGATGTTGACGGACACGGCTACCGAGCCACCACTTTGGACGTCAGGCGAAGCACCGGTCAGTGCTGAAATTCGTAAGGTTCAGATTGCTTATGCCGCTGCGGACAGCGCGATTGCCCAAGACGTCACTACACTAGAAGCCCAAGTAGACTACAACGGTAGCGGAGGTGGGCAGAGTTCTCCTCTTGGGCAGTACGTTGACAGCGTAAAGGTGACCGCTACTGCTGCTGATAATCTGTCAAAAGCGAATGCACAGTCAATAACGCAGCTTCAAGTTGGCGTTGGTCCTAGTGGCAACCTGCTACAAGACTCTACGTTCCAACTTAATCCACCGCCTGAAATACCGATGAATGGCGTTAGTACGAACACTCCATGGGAGCGATTTTATAGCAGCGGCACCGATAAAGCCAGCGACCTACGATTTCTGAGGCAAAGTACAGACCCGTACAGTTGCTTGGATGGCTACGAAAATGAGGGCACATTTTATCAAGCGGTAGACGCCATCACCACAGGGGCGCCTTTACGTGTGGGTCTTAGGCAGAAGGTGCCAGCTACCGAAGGGCGTGCCTACATCGCGTCTGCCCACGTCATGATAACGTATAGTGCACAGTCTGCAGCTACCGTAACAGTCGGGATTAAGTTCTGGAGTTCAAGAACGGTAGAAATAGCGAACTCCACCAGTTTCACTGAAACTAGGCACTACAACAGCAATTTCCAGTCGCTGAGCGCCTATAAAAGAGCATCAGCTACTAGCCCCATGGTGGCTCCGTCCAATGTTAAATTCGTCAGCATAGAACTGCGCTACACAGCACTGAATAATAATGAACCTTCTGGGTCGGCGAAGATAGTTCGTCCTATGTTGTCAGAAGCGACTGACATCAACCAGTCTGAACCTACGCCATGGGCAGCTGGTAGAGACCCAGAGGTGTTCGCCGCTATCCAAGAGACCATGACGGTCTGGGCGGAAAAAGTATCAGGCACAGGCACCGGAAGTACTGATGCTGGTGCAACCTATGTAATGAAGATCCGGGCTGGATCGCAGTTCAGCGAGGCGCAAGCCGGTTTCGGCATGTCGGCGCTTTACAATTCATCGACTGGTAAGTACGAGACGGACTTCCGCATAAAAGCTCAGCGGTTCGCGATTCTGGACAACAATTCAAATCTGAGTGGAACTAACTCGGATAACAACTACCCATTCGTGGTGACAGGTGGTGTTTGCTATATCAAGAATGCTGTCATCCAGAATGGCGCTATCACTACAGTGAAGATCGGTGATGCGCAGATAACAGAAGCGAAAATAGCCAACCTCGCTGTAACCACTGCGAAAATAAAAGACGCCAACATAACCGAGGCAAAGATAGGGACCGCTGCTGTAACCAACGCGAAAATAAAAGACGCTCAGATAACCGCTGCGAAGGTTGCGACAGCGGCAATCGAGACATTGAAAGTGAAAGGCGCAGCGGTAACGTCTGTTTATTTCGCAGATATGGGACAACTTACTGTCACAAGCGCGGCGTGGGTGAACGGTTCTGGTATCGGCATAGACATGAAAGACAAAGATTCAACTTCAGCGGTGGTTATCACAGTGTCGTACAGTATGGGCGGTACTCAAACTGTGCAGTCTGAAGTGCGTGTCAGGCGGAACGATGGCTGGTACACCAAGACGAGATCCGCGCAGCTCAATGCTAACACTGGAGCCGTGGTAACCGTGATGCTGATAGACCCGGCCCCTATAAATGGGGCTAACTACTACACATTGGAACTACACACACAGTCTGGTTCCATGACTAGCAACTGGAACTCAATAGCGGTACAAGGCGCAAAACGATGAACATACTCATACTTTACGACGATGTTGGGTATATTCGTTCTATTAACGTATTAGAGGATGAAAGAGGCGTTACCCCATTTCTCGATGTGATTCCACCAGAACTACACTCGTTAGTGGTAGAAGTTGACTCTATGCCAGATCGGTACACCAAGAGAGTTATCGGTAACGAACTCGTCAGTATACCGGAACCACCGGCGACAGAAGGGTATGAGTTCAGCCTAGAAAGTATGGAGTGGGTTCCCGATTTACAATTCATGGATGTAAACAACAGGCTGTTTCGTAACCGGCTGCTTGGTGACTGCGACTGGACGCAGCTTCCTGACGTGCCGTCTGAGACTAGCGAACAGTGGATATCCTATAGACAAGCATTGAGAGATTTACCCGCACAACCCGGCTGGCCCAATGACATAGACTGGCCCGAACAACCTTGAGGAGATAACCATGCACTTTTTTCTAGTTGATGAGAATGGCCGCATACAAGGATCTGGTCACAGCATTAACGACGACAAGCCGTTTAACTTCACAGAATCGATGAGCCTAACGATTCTGGACGTACCGTTAGACGCCGACCCGCACGCGCTGTACTCTATTGAAGGTAATCTGCACCCAAAAGAAGAGATGAACTTCAGCGTACAAGGGAGCCAGGTGATCGGATTGCCAGTCGCGTGCCTGGTGGCGATAACTGGCACTGAAGAGATAACCGTCAATATGACAGCAGGAGACTCTATGCTGCCGATGAATAGGGCGGGGATTTACAAGATGGTCTTTCACCCCCATAGCCCCAAGTATTATGAGGCTACGGTGGATTTGGAGGTTGGCGTTGCCGAACCGGCATCCTAATCGGCTAGGCTAACGGCAACTTTACCGTACAGCTTTTGCAGCTTGATGTCGTCGTTCTCTACAACGAAACTGCCGTCAGGGCCTCGTCTGTAAACGACGACATACCCCTCGGATACGTTGAAAGCGACGCAGTTATCTTCTACGGGCTCGTCATCCAGTGACACCTTGATGCGCCCGATGAGTCCGGCGTACTCTCTGTGGCTGTCGTTCCAGACATAGCCTGGGTAGCCCGGATCTAGCGATAATTCGTTTGGCAGTTCAGTCACAGTAGCACCACTTCTGCATCAACAGCTGTTTCTTCAAGGGTGTCGCCGTTCATGCTCCGCATTCCAGATTTTTCTATGGTCAAATCAGCAACAGCTAACCCGGTCGCTTTCTCGAATTCCTCCAGCTCCCCGGCGATCCGTTTCTCCATATCGCGTTTTCTGCTGATAATCTCTTGCATTGTCAGCTCTCCTCCCATCGGTGCGTTCTTCTCTTTGCTGGATTCGTCTACTACGCCTTTGAGAACGAAAACGGTCCTCCAAGGCTCGACGTTGATTTCGTATTCAACGACTTTCGCTTCTCTTCCGTCGGCGAGTTGGAAGGCTATTTGCTCACCAGCCTGGATGAGGTCTCTAAGGTCATTGGTTGTATTCATCTTGATACTCTTTGTTCTCGGGTTTGACGAAGTCCGGCGGTGCTGGGATAAATGCGGTGGTCCAATACAGAACGGCGGTCGCGTACTTCCCGATCGGCGTGCCGTCTGAATGAATCAGCCACACACGCGTCCCGTTACTGGCCCACACGTACCCGGCTGGCGGAGTTTCTGAACGGTCGTGCCATTCGGCGCCAACAACCACCTGGTGGTCGGGCCAAGACTGCTTCGCCTCTTCCAGCTCACGTTGCAGTTCAACCACTACCCCACCTAGTGCGGAGCAGTAGTTACTCATTCTTCTTATTGATTCGCTTAGCATCATTGCCGGTCTCCTTACAGGATCGAAAGACCCAGGGCTGCCCCCAGCCAGAACCAGATGGAACCCACCTTTTGCGGGGCGGCGGCGGGCTCTTCGGTCTCGTCTGGGTCATCGGGCTCCTTCGGGCTTTGGTAGTCATCTTCGGGCCACGGCATCGGAAAGTCGACCCGGGGCGGGAACTTGATCACGTTGCTCATTTTCCGATCCTCCGGGCCTTGAGGGCCTCCATCATCATGTTTCGGCGGGTGCGTCTAAGCCGGAGGTATTTCTCGACTACCTCTGATACGCGTACCAAGGCACCAAGCAGGAGTAGCACCCCGGAGATCATCAGGGTGGTCATGAGGAGCGCCTCGATCGGGGAAAGTTCTGTCATCAGAAAGTCCTCTCAGGTTGTTGGAAGCCAGACTATACGATAGCTAGCGTGTCAGTGCAAGTGGTTTTACTGCTTAGTGCCAAACCCGCGTTCTTTCTGATATTCCTTCATCGCGTCGCGCAGTGACTTTTGGTCCGCGCTCTTGTTGTCGATCGCGCGACGCACCAGCAGGTCCACGGTATCGTGGGCGAGGATGCGGTGAATGATGACGCTCTTGGCGGTCTGCCCGGGGCGGCGCAGGCGCCCGTTGATCTGCAGGTACATCTCCAGGTCGTAGGTCAGCCCGAAATGCACCAGCTGGTGCCCGCCGAACTGGAGGTTCAATCCATGCCCGCTCGATTGCGGACTGGTGCATAGCCCGTCATACCCGCCCGCGTTCCAGTCCTCGATGATCTTCAGCGAGTCGATGTCACTGACGCCCGGACCCAGGTAGGCAACGCGAAACTTGCCCTTGTAGCGCTTCAGGATGCGCTCGGCGTCGGGGCGGAATGCGTAACTGATGATCACGCCACTGCCCCCGGACTCCTCCAGGATCTCGTCGAGCGCCTCCAGCTTGGCGTCGTGGACCGGGATCAGGGTCTCGCGCTCCTCGTGGTGGCGCACCACGCCGTTGGCTACCTGGCGGCACTTCGCCGTCAGTGCCGCAGCGTTGAAGACCTCCAGTTCCATCTCGTCGAACTCGGCGAACATGTTCGCTTCTAGCTCGTCGTACTGCGCCCGCGCCTTCGGCGGAAGGTCGATCATGATGTCGTTGGTCACGTAGGGCGGCAGGTCCAGGTAGTCGTCCGAGGTAAGCGACACGGTGATGTCGGCGATCCGTTGCTCGATCTCCTCCTTGGCGCCAGGGCGTAGCCAGAGGCGGCGCTCGTACTGGTTTTCCTCGAAGTACTGGCGCTTGTAGTCGGTAATGTCGACACCGAGGCGCTTGCCGCCGTCGACCGCGAGGTACTGCCCGAACAGGTCGATGTAGCCATTGGGCGCCGGCGTGCCGGTGAGCCCGACGCGGCGCGGGGAATAATCCAGCATGCAGACGCCGCCCGTCTTGGCGTGCCACGGGCCGATCCTGGCGCCCGTGGGCTTCTTGATCCGCGTGATCTCGTCAAAGATCACCATGTCGAAGGGCGGGTATCGTCCCTGGTGCAGGAACATCGTGTTGAGGTGGTTGTAGAGCCACGGCAGGGACTCGAAGTTGGTAACCCAGACGTCGTAGGGGCGGGTCAGCTCGCGCGCCAGCAGCTTCTTGTTCGAGCTGCGCAGGATGCACACCTTCAGGTGCTGGGTGTGCGCCCACTGCCGCGCCTCGATGTGCCAGACCGCCTCTGCCACCCGCCGAGGGGCGATCACCAGGACGCCTCGGATCATGCCCCAGGCTAAGAGGTCAGTAATAGCGGTTAGGCTGATGCTAGTCTTGCCCAAGGCTAAATCGACCTGCAGCATACTACCCGGATGCGCCACAATGAAGTCAGCCGCCTTAGTTTGGTACGGGCGCAGCATGGAGCGCGGACGGATTTCGCTATTCATACTGGTCAATAATGCCCTTGCCGTCCTCGACCGAGTCGCAGACGTAGACTGCCTGCTCATAGCCGCGCAGCTTGGCGATCTCGCGGTTCTGCGCGTCGGTCGGTTTTTCGCCTTCCCGCTTGAACTCGATGAAGAACACCACGCCGTCGGGGCTGACGAACACCCGGTCGGGCACGCTGCGGTGGTTGGGCGACTGGAACTTGTAGACCAGGAAGTCCTTCTTCCTGGCGTACATGCACACGGCTGCCTCGATGTAGCGCTCCAGGGGGCGCTTGTCCGGGGCGCGGAGCTTCTTTGGCGCGGGTAACGCCATGGTCAGAACCGCTTGCCGTGCTTGTGCGGGCGCTCGGCGTTGTAGGCGAGCTTGGCTTCGATCGCCTCGCCGACCTCGTAGACGAACCCAGCGGACATGTCCATGATGCGGATGACTGCGTCCGCCAACTCCTCCTCGACGCCGCTGAAGTCCGGGATATGCTCGCTCGGCGGATTGCCGTGACGCATCGACTCCAGCGCCTCGGACAGCTCAGAGTGGATCAGCGCGATCATCTCTCCTTTGTTTCGCTCGTCGCCTTCGCCCCAGAACCCCTTCTCAATGTTGCCGCCGTAAATCACGGTCGACAGATCGTTCCACGCGTTCACAAACTGCCTGGCGACGCTCAGCTGCACGGGAGGGTTATCCGTGAGCGTAGAAGCGGGCAGGAACTCCTCCTCTTTATCGCCGGTCATCACGCGCAGGTGACCGACCAGCAGTCCGACATCCAGCAAGGCGTCTTCGAAGGACTTATCATCGCGGGCGAGCATCGCCTGGCTCATCCGGTAGATGTTCGCCGCGAGCTGGTCGACGGTGGACTTGGTTTCGTCGTTGAAGTTCATACAGGGTCTCCGTTTACTTTCAGTTGTTTTTCGATCTCTTGTACGAGCTTTTTGGCGATATCTTCAGCGATCATGCGATTAGCCACCTCTGTAGACTCGAAGTACAGATCGTTGAGTATCTCTAACCTCGAATATACCGGCGATAGCCGAACTTCGATAGACGAGGGTCTAGTGGGGTGCGCCGATACTCTTATCTCAGGCGGATCCCATAAGGACGCGATTTGTTGCGCGCGTTCAATCGCGATCTTCCGCAGATCCTGGCGTAGGCTGTAGTTTTCACTCGCGATCTTCCGCAGCTCATGGCGTAGGCGGTAGTTTTCGTCGGTTAGCCCGCCTATTTGACTGAGCAAGTCTTGTTCTCTTTCGGGTGTCATGCGTCCATCTCCGCTGTTGGTCTGAAAACGGCGCCGAGTGTCGCTCTGTACAGAATCCGCCCGACTTGGATTCTACCCGTAAGGCGGATACCGGCGGCAAATGCGCGATTTAAGTCTTCACGGACAAAAGGCAGCATTTCCTCGACTAGCTCGTCTTCTGAATCGCCGACCAATAAGGTGCGGTACGGCTCGCTCAGGGCTACAGGCATCGGGATCTCCGGTCAAAATAGGTGGCGCTCTAGGTGCTTCCGGTACGCAGATTGTTAATCGTGCAAACCCCTAGAGCGCCGTGGGAAAGGTAGTTAGGGAACGTACCCTCGGTCGAAGGCGCAGACCACGCGCTGCTGGAGCTGGTCCAGGGAACCGTCGTTCAGGACCACGCGGGTGCGGACGCCTCGCAGCGATATCCAAGAACGCGAGTCACCCGAAAAGTCGCATCCAGGACGCGTGACGTGCCACAAATTGATCTCCCAGCCTGGCAGATTTTTACAGCACGCTTCGACTTCAGAAACGAACCCGGCGTCAGTCACGACCGCGAGCCGGGGCGCCGCCGTGGCGATCGATTGCCCCAGCATGTGACCAAACCAGTCCATGCCCAGGCGGGGCTTTATCAGGTCTTCTGATAGGGCGATCAACAGGTCGCGCCCGGTGGTGCCGGTGGGGGCGGAGCGCCATGCCCACAGCCGAATGGGCGTGGACTTCAACTGCTCGATCTCGCTGTCCTCGCAGCCGATCAGGGCGCTCATCGCCTGACGCAACGGCGTCGCTGCCTTAAACAGTTGCGCGCCGTACCGCTCGGCGAGCATCCTGCCGACGGTGTCTTTGCCACATCCCGGCGGACCGTTCAGGAAAACGATTTTATGCGGAGGCATCGTCGTCCTCCTCGAAATAGAAAGACTCGACTAAGAATTCAGTCCAGTCGTGCGATAACCATCCCCTGGGTCCATCAAGGTCGAGATTATCGAATTGGGCCAGCACTACCCCCTGGGTAGGCGTGAAGCGTACCAGCGCCGTTTCCCCTTTCAGGACTTCATCTGAGCCAATATATGTTCCGCGTTTCACTGCTTGTCCAACTCCCGCCAATGGCGCACGCAGACCGGTTCGTTGCCGACCAGCAGCGCCGCCGGCATGTCGCAGTGGGCACAGGATCGGTCGCGCCGCTTGGCCCGATACTCGCCCTTCTTGATGGGCACCAGATCGATCTCAGACGCCGCCAGCGCGGCGCGCAGTTGATCGGCGTAGATGTCACTATCGAAATGTACAATCATCAGTCGTCGTCCAGCGGTTCGGGGTTATCCCGCGAGTTGGCGCGGGCGATTAGGTTGTTGCATCGGGCTACTGCGTCAGTGCAGGCGCACCACAGCTGGTTCGGGGCTTCGGTGAAGTGGTCGCAATCCCGTTGCTTCTTGACGCTGTTGGCAGTGCAGACCCAACGGCGGTTACGCTTGGCGCAGTAGTTCATACCGCCATCTCCATCTTGATTGCTGGGTGCGGGGAGTACCCTTGAAGCGAGAACGCCTGAGCGATGTCTTCGGCGGTCCGCAGATCCCCGATGTCGTCCAGGGTCTTGATCCGGTCATCGATGATCAGTTGCGGAGGCAACAGCGGAAGCCGATTAAGCTGTTCCTCAAGGGCTTCGATGTGGTTCTCGTAGACGTGCGCGTCGAAGGCGAAGTAGTGGAGCGTGCCGGGGACGTGCCCGGTAATCTGCGCCATCAACTGCAGCAGCATGCCGTACTGCGCCAGGTTGAACGGGGCGCCAAGTCCCAGGTCGTTGGAACGGATGTAGACGCTCATATCCAGCATGTCGCCAATCGCCCCGAACTGCATCATCATGTGGCACGGCGGGAGCGACATCAGGTGAAGCTCCGCTGGGTTCCATGCCGTGACGATCTCGCGGCGGGAGCCGGTGCCGGCGGAGAGGCTGTCAACGACTCTGCGTAGTTGATCGATCGCCGTGCCGTACTGAGTCCGCCAATTGCGCCACTGAACTCCGTACACGCGTCCGAGATCGTCCGGTCCTTTCCGGTGCTCATTGGAAAGCCACTCTCGGTTGTCATTGGCGTTGGCGTTCCAGACTTGGCAGCCCAGCTTGCGGAAGTCGGCAGCGTTGTCGAGACCCTGCATGAAGCCGATCATCTCGGCGTAGGCGGACATCCACGCGACCCGCTTGGTAGTCAGCACCGGGGCGCCTGCGGCGAGGTCGGCGGTCAGGTAGGCGCCATGAACCTCTAGCGCGTCGACGCCGGTGCGGTTGGTCGTGCATACCCCTTCGGTGAGCACTCGGTTAACGAGATGCAGGTATTGATGTTCTACGGGAACGTGGATCATTTTTCTGGTCCCATCACTTTCAGAATTCGGTTTAGAAGGGCGATCCGCTCCATGTTCCAGCCCCGTTGCTTCTCCGCCATGCGGCGGTTTCCGATGCGGTCGCAACGCTCAGCGTGGCGCTCCTGCACGGAGATCATCCCTTCCAGCAGTTCGATCTCGCGTTCTGTGAGTCGGTCGGACTTTTTCACCTTTTCTTCCTCATCTTGATGGACGCTGCGCCCACCACGACCAGCGTAACGACGAGCGTCGGTATAGTCGCGTCGTGCGGGCCGTTGCCGAGTAGCGTTACCGATAGCGGAAGCGTGATAGGAAGCAGCACTAAGGCTAGCAGAAACAGTCTGATTTGGTCTTTCGGTGTCACGATCAGTCCTTCTTGTAGCGTTTTGACGTGGTTGGAGGTATTAAGCATCGGCGCGTTGGCCAGCCCCGATTAACCCGCGTTCGCAGGGTCTTCTCATTGATACCGAAGGCTTTTGCGGCGTCCGTAACCGTCATACGGCCTTTCGGGGTATCAAGAAAATTATTGTCGCGGCGGTTCCTGTTTTGCGTCTGTCGACTCACCCACCTACAGTTCTCGGGAGAGTAATCTTTGTTATTGTCGATCCTATCTATCGTCATCCCGCCCTCGTAAGAGCTGGCCATGTCCGTAAAGAACTCCGCAAAATGAGACCACCGCGCGCAAACACTGATACCCCTACCACCGTAGTCGTCAAACTGAGCGTTATTTGGGTTAAAACAGCGTTGCCTGAGCTGTTTCCACACCCATCTGAGTTTCTTTTGCGTTGATGCCGTACTGTTGGCACCATGAGCGCAGTCTGGACACGCCGCCTTTATCCCCTTTTTCTCGTGATTCCGTAGATATGACGCCGCCCTGACTACCTCAGCGCCACATTGACATGTACACCGCCACAACACGCCTTGCCCATTTGGACACGAGCCTACTTTCTCGGTAACAGCTAATAGCCCGAATGTTTGTCCTAGAATGTCAATAGCTTCAGCCATGCTCAATCCTTACGATATCTCTTTGATGTGTAGCCCGATGCACCCAAGAAGAAGCGGTCATCAAGCCAGTCAGGTAATGTTGTCATGTATCCGATTAGCCTGTCAAGTGCTTTAGTGTCTGTTTCATCACACATTGAGAATATTTCATCGTAGCAGTCTCCGACCACCTCCAAACCTGGATCGGCGTTCGCCTGTTTGAGACCGACCCACAGAATGTCTCGGCATAACCCCTGAACCAAATTCTCAAAAAATTTCGGCCCTCGGGTATCTACTCGCCGCCAAGCATTGCCCGGGGCGTTCTGGTCAATGCCCATGTAGCTGATCGAATCCGCTGTGAACGGGTCTTTGTCGGGTAGGTGGATGACCCGCCCATACTCAATCTCAGGCCGGTAGTAACTGAGGTAGCGCCCGGACGGCAGCTTCATGAACAGGAAAGTACCGTCATAGCGGAACGTCGTGCAGCGGTGTCTGTGATAGTCATACTCTCGATAGGTAACGCCGAAACGTCCTTCAGTCTCCCCCCGTACCGCTTTTGCGGCGAGGGCGTGGAACTCTCGACCGGGGTTCTCGATGGCGGCAATGGCCGCGCTCTGGAGTTGTTTCCAATAGTGCGGGATCTCGTGGTAGAGGGTTCTGAAGGTGCGTATTTGTCGTTCCGCTTCTTCTAGTTCAATCTCAACGCCCATGCCGGCGCCATACCCGACAAGCCCGCGCCCAGAGAGGCCATAAGATGCGCCGAGAACACTTGGTTTATAGTAAGTCCGTTGCGCCTTGGTCACTTCTTCATAATCAATGCCTTCCGCTTCAGCGGCGAAGCTCTTGTAGGTATCCCTGCCAGCGAAGAAGATGTCCAGGATCGTGTCACAACCCGCTACCCAAGCCGCCCCCACGGACTCGATCGACGACAAGTCAGCCACACACCACAACTTACCCTCGGGTGCCTTAAGCATTGCCCGGATGCAGCTGGACAGCGTGTCGAGCACCGATCCTGGAAACATGATCTCCAGCAAGTCTTTGTCGCCGAACCGAAGCCATTCGGCGGTGGCTTCCGGATAAGGTATTGCGGGCCTGGGCAGGTTCGCCGGGTTCAGCGTTCGCCCGGCGACGCGCCCGGTGCGGCTGGCGCCGTAGAACTGCCAACCGCCGCGCAGGTTCCCGTCGTCGCTGGTGGCGGCGTTCAATGCAGCGTACTTCTTGACGGAGGACTTGTTCAGCGCTTGGCGCAGCTCAAGCACCTCGCGGACGGCAACGGGCGTCTCGGGATCATCGACGGCGTCGCGGACCGTTGCCTTGGTCAGATCCGGGAGCGGCGCATAGGGCATCTTCTGGTTGACCCATCCCAGCATCTGATCGCGGCTGTTCGGGTTGGGCAGGCCCGTCTTATGGCGCAGGGTCTCCATCAGCTCTTCCTGCTCCTGCGCGATGATCTCCAGCGCGCCGGTGACCGCTTGCTTATCGATCGGGATGCCCCGGCGGTTGATCTCACGATAGATCAGCTCCTGCTCGAGGACTTTCCGGACGCTCGGCACACGCCATCCCTGAGTCAACCACTGCATGCACCAGCGCAGCAGGTCGCGCTCAACGCGCACGTCATTACCGCAGTAGCGGACGAACTCGTCCCACAGATCCGGGGATTCATGCCACGCCTTTTTCAGGGAGGAGAACGTGCTGATGCACAGTGATCCCTTGGGGTTCTTCTCGACTTCCAGCGGGGTCTGCGACAGGACGTCCGCCAGGCGACCGGCAAAGCCCAGCTGGTACGCGCAGACGAGCACGTCGATCCAGCGTTCCGACGGCGTCGGGTAGCCCATGCGCGCCAGTCCCGCGCGGTCGAACTCGCAGTTGGCGGCGGCGAGCATGACGGACGGGTCAGTGAGGGCGTCCTCGACCCATGCCGGGAGGCGCTCACCCGCCGCCTCGTGGTCGAAGACGTGGACGTCATCGGTGCCGTGGAGCCAACCAACGCCAGTCATGAAGACTCGCGTGCCGGGGTCGTCCCAGTACCTGAACTGACCTTCCTTTTTGATGTCGCAGGGAGACCCCGTCTCGATGTCCACGACGAGTATGCGGGGTAGGTTGGTCGGGCTCATCGGTTGTAGTAGTAGTCCGTGCGAGACTGGCTGCCGTCCGGATAGGTCGTCACCAGCGAGCTGGTAGGGCGATCGCCGTCGTCACTGAGGGCGGCGAGCCCGCCGACGAGAATGGCAGCGAACAAGATGCCCACGACGGCTCGCCCGCCGTCGGTCAGTTCGGTCCGGGTGCCGCCGTTGCCATCAGGCACAGTGGCGCAACCGACCAGCGCCACGGACAGCGCCAGGGCGGGTAGAAGTCGAGATTTCATGTGGTGGTCCTCTCAGGTGTAGGTTCGCGTCGGCTACCGGTTGCCGCGATTATCGCGCGGGCGTTCCCGGTTCTCGTTTTCGGGCAGGGGGTCGCGGATGATCTTCACCGATTTGGCACAGGTGAAGTTGACTTGGCACCGAGACGCGGAGTGGAAGGCGATCTCGATCTCGATGTCTTCCTGACCGGGGATCTGCAGGTGAATCTTGTCACCCTTGCTTGCCATAATCTTTAACATTGTTTTACCCTCTAAGGTGTGTCGTTTCGTAAGAAGCTGCAGCATCGCATATCGTAGCTACGGTGTCAACAGCTTTGATTGATCGATAGTGCCGTCCCTGGCACATACTTAGCCGTTAGAAGGCGTCCCAGGGCACATCAGCTGCCGCAGGAGGAGCAGCGGGCGGCGGCGGCGGGGCAGCCACGGCACCGGGCGGGGGCGGCGGGGGCGCAGCGGACATTCCCTCGAACGGGTTGGCGGCATCGTCCGCCTCGGCGATATCACCGAACGCGCCCTCAGCCGAGACGCGCGAATCGAAGCGCCCGACATCGCGCTGCGTCACGTAGACCGCGTTCAGCCCGACCGCGATGCCGCCGTCAGCGGGCGTGTTGAGGTAGGAGTACAGCGCGATCGACGCGTAGACCTCCATGCCGGAGAAGACCAGCGCCCGATCGGTATGTGGGTCGACGGGGATCGGTTTGCCCTTGATCGGACCCGCCTTGACGACGATCGGCGGCGAGGACGCGGCGCTCTTGGCGTTCAGCACAAAGCAGTCCTTGATGTTCGCGTCTTGCGGGTACGCCCGGTTGGCGTCCTTCAGCGGGGTCTCGAACTTCATCGGCAAGACGCCGTCGGCCCATGCCTCATTCTTGACCTCCTCGATCAGGCGGTTGATCTCGGCAAGCAGTTGCGTATTGCTCGCCGGGATCACGATCCGCGCCGAGAACTTCGGATCACCGGACGGCTTCCCGTTGATCACCGGCACGCGGGGCTCGAACAGCTCGGGGAAGCTCAAGCGGACCGGTGTGCTGGTGCGCTTGATTTGACGGTTTGCCTTCTTGTACGGCATTCGATTTCTCCAGTTTCACAGTTTCACAGTTTTGGCTTTCGCCGTTCTACAGGTCGCCGAACGCATCTTCCGCGCTGGCGGTCTGATTCTTGATTGCCTCACGAGGGTCTTCGATCGGCGCGATGGTCACTTTGCCGGGTGGTTTGACGATCAACCGCTGGAACGCCTTAAAGCGCGTGCTCATGGCATCCACCCCGTTGCTCTTCAGGATCTTCTCCACCTGCGTCGGGCTCTTGAGCTTCTCCTCATAGAGGTCTCGCTTGCCCAGCCCCCGATCCTTCCCTTTCTCGGCGTCGTGGATCTTGACCTTCTTCAACTCGGCGAACATGTCCGCCTCGTCGTCGTACATCCACTTACGGTTCGAGCGCCCGCGCACCACCTTGTACCGGGCAGCGATCTCGTCCGGGGGCGAGTCGCTCTGCAGCTTGGCGAGCGCATACGCCTCAACTGCCTGCAGCATTCCGCTGATCGCCTCACGGGCGTCCAGCAGCCCGACGATCTGCCCGTCTGTCAGCGTGCGGGTATCCTGCGCCGCGAAGTCGAAGGCGGCTTGCGCCATCTCTAGCGTGGTGGCAGGCAGGTCCGCGCCCTCGTCAACGATGCCCATGGCGGTGAGCTGACTGCGGCTGTACTCCCCGCAGATCGGGCGCTCGTCGTACCCACCTTGCCCGCCGATCGGACAGAACCGACACCAGTCGCCCGCGACGAGCACCGGGTCGTCGGTCACGACTCGGTACTCCGCCTCCGCGACCTCCGCCAGGAACTGGTCCATCCAGACCGCTGTGTTGGGAATCTCGATCCAGCGGATGCGCGGGTCGACCTTGTCGCAGCGGGGCTGGACGATGGTCAGACGGGACTGCACTGTATTCAGGTCGAAGTCCCTGTGAAGACCTTCCGCGCAGAGGGTGCCCACCAGGTAGAACGCGTTCTGAGGATCTTCCGGCGGCACCGGTACGCCGGCGCCGTGCTTGTAATCCACATGCTCGATGAAGACCACGCGGCCACCGATGGAGAGCAGCAGCGCAATGTCGCTGGTGCCATCGCACTCGGTATGCCCCAGCACCGGCTCCAGGCTGACCGGGCGTTCAGCTCGCACATCTACCTGGGCGTTGGGCACCCCGTCCTTGATCGTCTGCGCCTTCAGCGCGACTACTCGCTCCTCGACGTAGTCGAGGCACTCCTGCACGGCGATTGCGTCGTTGTCGGTAAAGAGCACCATGCGGGGCGGCAGCGCAGGCTCGGGGTACTCCTCGGCTATCCGGACTGACGGTGCGCAGTTCATCCACCGTTTGGCGCCGGACGGACTGCGCCGGGAGTGCGGACCATCCTCGACCCTGATCATCTGCCCTTCGAAGTCACTCGCGGCGGCGTCCAGCCCGTACTCGTAGATCATCAGCAGGCACTGCTCAAGCACCCAGTGCGCCGCCGTGCCTTGATCGGCGAAAACGCTCATTACGCGGCTCCAGCAGCAGCGGCGAGGGCGTTCAGCTCATTCAGGAAGTTGCCGTACTGAACCGGGTCGATATTCGCCGCACCACCTTTCCCGGCGGTGTAGCGCAGCATCAGCGTCTTGATCGGTGGCGCGCCATCAGGACCAGGCGTTTTCAGGTAGGCGCCAGCCGGCCCTGCGAGCACGTTGACCACCGTCGCGTTGAACTGGTCGAAGCTGAGCTGCCCAGCGGGCTGTTGCGCGGGCGGCGCGGTCTGCTGGGCAGGTTGCTCAGCGGGCGGCGGCGGGGGCGGCGGAGCAGCGGGCTCGGCAGCGGCAGCGGGCGGGGCAACAGGCTGTTCAGCCACCGGCGCGGGCGTCTCGGTCTGCGCTGGCGCGGACGTCAGCATGGTGCGCAGCGCCACGTAAGCCTCCGCCTCGGCGACCTTGGCGGCGGTCACGCGCTGGACGAAATCGGTAATCTGTTCAGGAGTGAGATTGATCATAGGAACCCCGTCGGGTGGTTGGTTTGAAAGTGGGGCGTCGCCGCCCCGGTTGGTCTACAGCACGATGGTCAGGTGCTTCTTCGCCCGCGTCATGGCGACGTAGGTCAGTGCCTGTCCCATGATGCCTCTGGTCGCGAGCAGGCTTTTCGGCGCGCAATAGGCGTAGTCGCAGGTCTGCCCCTGCGAGCGATGCACGGTGCTCGCGTAGGTGTAGGCCACGCGGACATAGTCGTTTTGCAGACGGCGCCAGTAGCCCCAATCGCCGTGCTCCTTGCCGTAGGCACGGGCAGCGGCGAGTGCTTTGCCGAACTCGGCGGCGCCTAGCTTGGACTGATCGAGCGAGGACTCAGTGGCACCGAAGATCAGACGCACCGGCATCTCGCCCTCTCTCAGGGTCGCCTGGTAGTGCGGGATCTGGAACGTCTCGCCGCCGATGTAGATCTGGTGCGTGGAGCGCTGGACGTCAGCGGCGTGAAAGCTCTGCCCTGAGTAGTATCGAATCCCGCCCATCTCGCGGGACAGGCCCGAAGGGTAGTCGGTGGTGGCGAGGATCATCAGCTGCTCGTCCTCGATGACGACCGACTCAGCTGCCTGCTCGGCGCCGAACAGCTTCTCGCGGATCGAGTTGTTCGCCTGGACCACGCCGGCGCGCGTGAACAGCATCATGCGGTGCAGAGCACCAGGGTCAGCCTTGAACCGCATGACGAAGTCATCGATCAGGGCGTCGACGCTGGTTACCGCGCGGACCTCCGGGCTTTCCTTGACGTCGGCAGCGGACCAGCCCCAGGCGCTGTTCGGGTTGTTACGCACGGCTTGTTCATAGCTGAACAGGTGACTGTCGCGGGAGTACCGCATCGGTTCGGTCAGGGTCGCCGCCCGGTCGATGTTGCAGCAGCGGCTAATGGTCGCCTGCTTGACTGGGGGCAGCTGGTGATCGTCACCGACCAGGATCAGACGCCCGCCGCGACGCTCAGCGGTCGAGATCAGACGGTCAGCCATGGCGTCGTCGATCATACTTGCTTCGTCGACGATGAGCGCCTGCCCCTCGGTCAGCAGTTCGTTCAGCTGGTCCTGGCTATCACCGGTGAAGACGTAGGCCTCCTGGTCGTCGTTCCAGACCTTCTCCAGCTTCACGGTCCGGGCGACGGTCCCGGTCTCGACGCCGAACGGATCGAGTTGCGCCGCCAGCACCTGGCTCGCGACGTAAGAGACCGCCATGGCTCGGGTGGTGTAGCCCAGCTTCGCCAGCTCGGTAACGAGACCAGCGGTCACGTAGGACTTCCCATAGCCGGCGCCGCCGTAGAGGGCTGCCACGCGGTTGTCGTCATCGAAGTGGGAAAGCACCTCGCCAACCGCGCCCTGCTGGTGCGGGGTCAGGGTAAGAGCACGGGACGCCTCAACAGCCTTCCCAGACTTCACGTCCTGGATGACGTCGCGGATCGCGTCAGCGTTATCGGCGACCCACGGGTGCTCAGCGTTGGACAGCATCCAGGAGAGGTAGTCCGGTGCGATCTCCGCAAGCTCGCGAACGTCGGTTCCGCGATGCTTACCGAATGGCACAACAAGGCGCTCATCAGCGTTATCGAGGGAGTCAATAATGTCGAAAACGCCGGAAAAGTCGAAAGAAGGCATTGGCGGACCTCTCAGGGTTTAATCGTTAATCTCGATTCGCAGGTATTTAAGCATCCCTGCGAATAAGGTGTCAAGCGATTTTTTGTCGCTTAAAGCTTGCTCAGTGCCCTGGCGCGACACTTCGGACCCATGCCGACGGCAATCGATTCCGGCACTGTGAGCAGCCGCCCGCAAGAGGAACACTCGCCTGAGGTATAAAACGACAACTTTTCAGGCAGTTGCTCGCGTGTCTGTAACACGCCCAGGAGCCACTCGATCACCGCGTCTCTGCCGCCACCACGCGCGCACCGGTAGGCGAACTTGTGCTCGTGGGGCTGCCCGGGGACGATGCTGCCAACGTACTCGTAGTCGGTTCCGTTCTCGGGTCCGACCAGGCGGTTGACCCAGTAGATTGCTTCGCCATTGCGGCCCTCGCGCTCGATCACGCGGTAGGTCCGACGGTCGCCCGTGGCGTGCGAGACCAGGGTGAAGGTCGCCTTCTTGCCGAGCATGTAGGCAAGCCCGTCCCGGCAGTTGGTGAGTTCGGCGGTCATCGTGATGTCCTCTTAGGTTGCGTCGCTGCGATGAAGGTCATTATACGCGCCTTAGATTGACACGCAAGCTTAAATTTAGTCGAGAGTGGCGAGGTCGTGTCTCTCGTAGTGCGTGACCATACCGCCGACGCAACCGCAACGACTGCCGAGATAACATCGGCCCTGGTTTTGCGCGCTGGGCCGGTTAGAGCCGGCCCAGGCTCCTCTACTACGGGTTGGTGATGTGGCCCATATTCATGGGCGTAGACAGGGTCTGAAACGGCATGTAGACCACGTCGGTCTCGTCCGGTCTGATGTTGTTCATCGTGCTTTCGGCTACCTGCAATCGCCGATGTTCCAGCAGCAATGGTGTCAGCGATTCTGCGATGATCTTGTTGCCGTCGGCAATGGCGTTAGCCTCGGCGATCTTGGCTTTATATTCAGCCGCCGCGACTTTTTCCCGTGCTTCTGCTTTGGTCACGTCAATCTCAGCTTGCGCCAATGCCTCCGCTACCTGCATCTGCCGCGCGGACGCCTTGTCGATGGCGTCCTTCACCACCTGGGGGTAGTCCATTTTTCCGACAGAGACCGATTCCAGAACGATCGGCAAGTTTTCGGTGCGAGCCTTGATCTCTTCGGTCACAGACGCGGCGAGGGCTTGGTAATTCGCCGGCACCTCCATCGCGTTGAACTTCGAGACGGCGGCGCGCGTGCCTTCGCGTATCTCCGGCAGCATGTAAATGCTGTAGATTTGGTCGTAACTCAGCACGTCGTTGTCGGGCAAGCTGATCGTATTGAACATGGCATTGAGCACGTCCTCACTGCCTTCGATTCGCCCACGGGTGCGGACGTCCACGGTGAGGTCTTGACCGTCGCTGAGCTTTGCCGGGATGTCTTCCGTCACGGTGTTCGTACTGGTCTCCAGGAAGACCAGCTTGCCGCGCCATCCAGGCCAATGCCGCCCGACCCCGAGGATCTCCTCGGTGTACCCACCAGGCGTCAGGACTTTCGCCTGGAATCCAGGCTGAACGACTTCGCCGCACCCTTGCAAGGTAAATGCTGCCGCGCAGCACAACAGGACCGCTTTAATTCTCATTGATGATTCTCCAGTTTTCTTCAGTTTTGGCTTCCAGCGCCTTCATCCGGTCTTTACCGGCGGGCACATGGACGCGTTCTACGGGGGGTTCTTCTGTGAGAGGCTGCCGCCACGATGCTGCCGGGTCTGGCCTAATTTCGGCGTACCGTAACGGTGTGAATATTAGTTGCAGAACATACAACACGATTATGAGTAGTGAAAGGTCATACCTCTTATGGTTGATGGAAAGATACAGTAATGCGATAGCTATTACTGTGATCATGACGCTGACGTATAGGTGAACGCCAGCCAGGGTGAACGGTGTATCAAGCATGCTGCTCTACTGCCAATCCAGACCGGGGAGATATTCCGCCGAGGTGCGCGACGCGCAGACCAAGCATCGCGAGTTATCTTGCGCTGCTTTACTCGCCAGAGCACGCAACGCGCAAGCGGGGCAGGATGCACACGCGTTGGAAACAACAGCTAAAAGGTAACGCTCCAAGAGGACGCCGGCCGATTGCTCAACAGGCAGTTCGGAAATAGCGGCGACTTGCGCCAGCGCGGTGACTTGCGCCAGCGCGGTGACGGTGACCTCCGCCATGCCGTCGATTGTGCGAAGAAGCTCTTCAGAGATATGGTCTTCTCTCTTGTTCATGATGGTGTCTTCTAGTAGTGGACGTGCGGGGCGTCCATTCCCCCTGAAACGGCGCCTAGGAAAGGAGGTTGGTTCTCGGCGGCATGCTGGTGGGTCCACCGGTGTCCCTTTCCTCCTCGAACCGGGGCTCGGGCTCTACCTCGATCAGGTTCGGCTCATCAAAGTGCTCCGTAGACATTGGCGTGCCGTCGTCCTTCAGCTTCTGCGGTTTGACGCCGTATGTGTTGCAGTTCGTCAGCCACTGCGACCGGCAGACGATGACGCCTTCGAACCCGGTTATCTGGTCTCGCACGACATGCCCCAGCTTGAACTTAAAGTCTCGGCCCGGCTCAGCATCCGTTGATTTGTTGAATAGTTTGTTCATCATTGAAATAGCCTCTCGGGGTTGAATGCGTGCGCGTTGCCGCGCACGGGTTGGGCTGATTACTGCTCCAGCTCGGCGATCCGCGCTTCCAGTTGCTCAGCGGTCATGCCGCGCATCTCCTCGGCTTTCTTGTCGCGCAGGATCTCGCGCAGCTCAGCGGCTTTGCTGCGGCGCAGCTCGGCTTGCGTGCGTGCGTCCTGCTCAGCCAGGCGCACCTCGATGATGTGCTTGACGATCTCCAGCTTCTCGGCAGCCTCCGCCGCCTTTGGGTTCGGCTTGCGCCGCAGGAAGCTTGACTCGTTCAGGGTCTCAACCTCGTTGCGCAGGCGGATACCGGTCGAGTCCAGGGTCTCCAGCTGCAGTTGCCAGAGATCCTCGAGGGTGACCGAGCCCACGCCCGGGGCCATGAAGCGGTATTGCCGGCGGATTGCGTTTTCGTAGTTCATCGTTCTCGTCTCTCGTGGTTGTGGTTAGGTAGCGGGCTAGACCGCTTGTTTCGGGTCGACAATGACGGTCAGCGGTCGACCATCGGTCCGCAGGTGGATCGTCGCATCACGCGTCTCGGCGAAGCCCAGTCCGCTAAGCTGCTCCGCAGTGGGCTGGATCGCCATCCGCCCGGCGAGCACCTCGAATACCTTGCGATGCTCTCGGAGGTCCGGGCGCAGGAACTCGTTATAGAATCCCGGCACGGTCTCGTCGGTCCGGCACTTGTCGATCAGCAGCATCCAGTGCTTGTTGCCACTGGCTTTCCCGCGCCAGTAGTTCGGGCTCAACGTGATGATGTTGACCTCGTGGTAGGCGTCGAGGGCGAGACCCCACTGTTCCGCTACCGCCGGACCACTGGTCTCGGAGACGCCTCGCTCAACCCGGAAGTCCGTGACCTCACCGCCTTTGATGGTCATCACGGCTACTTTGGCGGTCGCTCCTGACGTCCTTGGCGACTCGACCATCGACAGGTGGCGCGTCTGCCCATCGATCTCGATCTCGATCTCGAAGCCGGAGTCGATGCGCTCGCGACGCGTGAAGTTGACGACCGCGATGCGGTAGTCGCCATCGGGCATGACCTTCTGCCAAGTGACGTTCTCGACAGCATTCCTGACGGGCTTGGCTACGTTCATGTCGACGTCTAACTCGCCTTTGCTCAACTCCCCCCGCTTGTCGTGGTAGAAGATGTGCTCTTGCCTCCCGGAATTATTCGCCGGAAAGTAGAGAACGTGCAGGTCCAGGTCGTCGGTGTTGTGCCACGACAAGCTGACCCGTCCCCAGCCGGTGACGTTACCTCCGGCACGCTTCACGCGCTCCTTGATCGAGTCCGTGACGCCGCCCCGGTAGGACCACGCGATGGGCGAGCCCCATGCCAGCAGCGACGGCGCCTCCGGGTTCTGGGCGGTGGTCAACGTGACCAGGTTGCTGACCAACGGCGGTTGGAACAGCACCTCCAGCTTCCGGCACTCGCGCTCCTGGAGCACCTGCGGCAGGTGCTGGATCGGCACGATCTCTCCGTGCGTGGCAGTCGGGCGGCGCCGACGCGGAGCAGCGATATCGCCGGCGAGAATGTCATCGATCGTCTGGCGCATCTTAGGCGCGGTCGAGCGATTGACGAACAGCACGTCGGCGACGCTCAGGTCCGCCTCAGTCGCTAGGCGGCGCGGCAGGCTATCCAGCAGGCCAAGCTCGGTGATCGTGTCTTGCGCCTTGCTGACCATCATTGCGCTGATCGCTGCCGACGAGCGCTGATAGTTGCCCGGTGCGACGATCCGCTCATAGACCCGGACGGCGTCGTCGAGGTTCACGGCTTCCGAGATGCTCACGAGCAGCGTGCCGATCGAGCTGTTGCGCAGTAGCAGACGGTGGTCGAACACGCGGCTCCAGACGTAGCGCTCACGCTGCCAAGAGCCCGACGGCAACGCCTCGTAGGCGATGCTAGCGTCGAGTAGCGCCTGCACAGAGTCTCTGTTCTGTGCGCCACGGTACAGTCCGTTGTCGATCAGCTCGAGCAGCGTGCGGATGTGCGTGCTGTTGATCTCCGCCAGCGTCCGCGCGATGACTCCAGCATTGGTCTCGATCGGCCCCTGCTTGTTGCGCGGGATAGGCGCGAACCGTGCGCGCGGGATCTCACAATGGAAGTGATGCCATGCGATCTCGCCGCCGTCGGCTGCCTCGTACGTGACCTCCGCGCCGGCCTTGCGCTCCTTCGAGAAGAACACCGTGCGGATCGCCGCCTGGGAGACGAGATCATGCAGCGCCTTCGCGACGGTACGGTAGGGCTCGGGCAGACGATCGTAGCCGGACCAGATGGTCTCCAGGGTCAAGGCAGGCGTGATCGCAACAACGTTGCCCATCTGCTTGATGAAGCCCCTGCAGCAGGAGCAATCGTGCTCGGTACGCTCGCGGAACAGCGGGTCAGTACCGGGCGGGAACGCACCGAGGTAGGTGGTCCAAAGATCGTCACCGGACACGTCAGCGACGTAGGGCGTACCGCTCATAATGCGGTCGGCGGATCGGCGGACGTTATCGGCGAACAGCGTGAATTGATCGGTAGACATGGGAGTCCTCTCAGGTCTGGCGGAATTGATGGGTGACTACTTCAGCACCGTAGCGCTGCGCAGCTCGATGCTGAAGTTCGGGTTCGGGGCGATCTTGACCGCTCGGGTGACGATGTCGCCGATCGCTTCGGCGACCTGCTCCGGGGTAGGACGGTCCGGTAGCTCAATCGACCCGGCGCCCACTCGGGTGACGCCGACATCGACGGTGAAATCCAGGCGCCCGTCCTTTTGGGCGATAGTGATGTCGGTTTCGATGAAGCCGTGAAGGTTTGTCATTGTGGTGGTCTCGTGTGGTGGTTTTGAAAGTAGGGCGCAGCGCTAAAGGCAGTGATCACGGCTTTTCTGGTACTGCCGGGCTGATGGAGCCGAGCCCGCGCTGCGCTTTATCGTTTTACGCCTTCTTGGTGTGAGCCTTGACGGTCACCCGGTCAGAGACCGAAACGGTCGTGCAGGCGTCGATAAGATCCTGCGGCGCTTTGAGGTACTCGGCGACCGTCTTCCAATTGGTTCGCGACGTCTCGACATCGTAGCTGATCGCCACCCGGAAGCGCTTGCCTTCGGCGACCTTGACGCGCTTCTCCTTGAGCATTCCTTCCAGTTCCTTCATTCGGTCTCCGATGGCTTTCGCCTTAGCGCGCAGTTCGCCGAGGCTGTCGGCGATGTCGCCGTCGGTGGTGACATCAAAAACGACGGGGGATTGGAGCTTTAACATGGTCTTTCCTCTCAGGTTGCGGTTGTGGTTGATGGTCCGGGTTGCTCCCTGACCATGGAAAGTATTATACAGTAGCTAACGTGTCAGTCAAGCGTTTATTTCGATTTATTTTGCTTTCCTGTTGCGCCGCTTTTCGGCGGCGTTTCCGTTTAGTGTGGTCGGTACCCAATACCAACCGCGTTCAGGATCTCGGCGTCGATCAGCGGCGGCTAATCGGAGAGGCCGCTGGCGTTGACCTGCGCTGCCCAATCATGGACTTACGTTTGTTTGAACGCTCGCGCGCTAAGCCAGGGTTGCCTTTCCAGGAGGATTCGTAGCTCTCCGGCAAACGGGCTTTTTTGACCTTTATGGCGTAAATCAGCTTCGGAACCACTGTCTTGCGCGTGTGCTTAGCTTTTAGCCCGCCGCTCCCTTTCTCCTGGGCGTGTTGTTTCGTGTTCCCCTTGGTGACCCCGAGAAAGGTCCAGTTGTCCGCGAGGTAGAGCGTACCTAGTCGATCGGATTGCCCGTCGCGGCGTTCCTCAATAATGAAGGTCTCGAACCCGGCGACCTTCACGCCGTAAAGGTACTCCCAGTCCCACGCGATCCGCTTGCGCCAAGCGGACAAGATGCGCGTGGCTCTGTTTGGCGCGGGCACCTCGAGCCTGAAAACGTTGTTACTGATGATCCCGTTCAGCTGCACTTGCTTGACCGCTTTGCTTTTGCTGAGACCGAAAAAACGATCGCGCGGACCGACGTCGTACGTTGCGCTGGCGCCGCTGATGATGCCGACCAGCTCGCCGCTGTCAAACGCCAGGTAATGCAGTTGCTGACCGTGGCATCCGCTGTTAGGGATGTAGTGTCGGTCTCGGATCGACTTATAGCGCGGGTCGGTGCGCTTAACACATTCAAGTTCAATCATTGTTGCTCTCGATAGAACCCTGTCGGTACGCTCCTAACTGTCAGCGACCCACCAAACGCGCCGGGTTTTATATTGCTTTTCATGTGGCTACGCCACTGCAACGTAAACCCAGAGGAGGTCAAAGAGATAATGTGCAACGGCTTCTGAACGCTGCCGCGCGTCTCTATAACTACGTCCTGTTGCGGCAGGGGGATTTTGCGGCAGTTGAGGGAGCCGTGAAAGTTGTACCCGTCTATCATAGCGCCGTCGCTTCCCCCTATGAGTAGGTAGTGGTCGGTATGCCCTAACGCGGCACGGAATATCTGAATGAGGTCTTGGCGCCTCCTCAGTTCTTTCTCTATGATAGTGACCGCTACGATCTCCGCTATCGTGCGTTGGGGCGGGACGTTTTTGGAGTAGCGCCCCTTTTGGTCTTCCAAGAACCAGAGAATCGACTGTATGTCGTTTCGATATTGGGGGCTGGTTTCCAACTCGCCAGGGAACGGGAGATAATCAATGTTCTCTTGACGTATTCGGTGCCCCGCCACTTCGCGGCTGTTGTGCTTGACCGAGCACGGTACTTCGCGTCCCCCGCTGCCGTAGCAAGTGATGTCGGCGAAATTGTGGTTTTGCCCTGTCAGCTTCACAGTGTGAATATCAGGCTCTTTATTCAATAGCTTTTCAGCAAGCCATTTCGCCTGTTCACGCATCCGTCTACGGCGAGCAAACGCCGCCTTGACGCCCTTGTCGTCTTTTGCCAACCCTGGCATTGATCTCACGGCGTAAAGAACCGACGATAGCCTAGCATCGCGGATTAGCTTGACCCCGGGTTGCT